TTACGGCGCGATCAGGCCGTGTGTTCGCAGGGCAGACAAGATCGATTCCAGGACGAGTCGGCCCTCTGAATCGATCGTCGTTCCGCCCGAAGGCCCCGGAATCGCCGCAGCTCGTGCACCGACCACCTTTGTGCCATTCACCCGGAGTTCGGCTGCCTCCACGCGGCCGATGATCCAGCCACTGCCATCAAACCGCGCCACGGCATTATCTGCCAGACTCCAGACAGACATACCTGAAAACGCCGCAGCAAAGCGCCACCCCCCGCTTGTCCAGCAAGCGAGCGCATGATCATGGGCTGCCCATGCGCCGCTGGCCCCCGCACCGACAATCCAGCACTGACCAAAAGAGGGCGACGCCGGTACTGATCCCGGTGCGACAGACACGATAACGGACTGCATCAGCATATCAGCCATTGCCACAGCTTCATTGTGCGTCACTTCCTTTTGTGCCTGCCCCGACTGGAGCAAAGGCAGCGCAAGCCGGTCGGTTGTGTCAGTCATGATGATTATCCTGTTTTCAATTGAGGGGAATCAGGAGGGAGGCGGCGCGCGATTGCCCGAATATACCGTCTTGCCGGACGTTGATGGTCACACCGGATACTCCGGCAAGCAAGTCTGCTTGTTGTTCAGCGGAAGGATAGGTCCATTCGGGAGAGGTCACCGTCAGGCTGCGCGTCGCACCAACATTAGGGACGATCTCGACATGATACCGCTCTTGCTCTTCGGCGAGCGGCGCATCGACCAGATCAACCCAACGCCAGCCATCCCGACTGCGGCGAATCCAGCGAAGATACGTATCCCCGTTCGACTGCCCTGTTGCCGTCAGATGCACCGGAGAAAGAGGCCGCAGGGCGGCACCCGGTGCCATGACGCTATCTTGTGGATAAGGCGCTGTATCTCCGATTCCCGCCGCCATCACAGCGATAGTTGCGGACCCGACCGGAACCGGAACCGGCAACAGACTGAGCGGATCGAGCAAGACAAAACGGTCACCGACGGCGTGATCGTCCTTCGCCCATTCGGTGCCGCGCCGTCCCCGCAACAGGCCAGACAGGCGGTATCGGCGCGGCGCGATGGGCGTGGCGGTTGCAAATTGAATGAGCTCCTGCCCCAGTATGGCCGCGTTCGCACCGGCCAGGAGATGCGTCATATCAGCATCTGCCAAATCCATGCTATCGTGGCGCAGCTCCACATCAATATGGTGGGCCATGTCTATCAATTCTGAAGATGATGGTGGCAAGGCGGTCAAAGCAACGCCCACGACAGCAGAGGGAGCCGTCGCCCCGACCTCCTGCCATGATACGCCATCATCCGCGCTGACCAACAGCGCGGCGCGACGCCACCCTGCACTCTCACCCGATGCAGCGACGACAAGATTGGGTATTGTGGCGACGGAATCGCCGGTCGCTGGCAAATCGAGCAGGGCAATATGTGTTGGGCCATGTTGCAGATCTTCCTCTCCCACAATCCGGCCACCGCTGCCCGAAGTGCTGACCGGCAAGGCGTCGGGCTGCCGCTCCAGCGTCAAGGCAACCACCATGGCTTCAACCGATATAGCGGAGATACGCCACACTCCGGTCGTGCCGGGCAAAGCAATGTCCTGCCCGGCCTTCAGCCCGAGCGCGCGCCACGGCAGCGTCAGGCTGACACGATCTTGCGCTGCTACGCGCCGCGCCATCGCCCCTTCGGCCAAGGCTGCGGCGTGGCCAGAGGTCAAAGTTGCTGGCATATCCAGTCGCAATTCGCGCACTGCACCGCCTGCGCGAACGCTGCGATGCATACCGGGTTGATAATCACGATCCGGATCAAGATAGCGCATTGCCAGGCTATTCGGCATGGCGGACGCGCCGCTGCGCTCCTGCCGGATGCGCGGTCGCATCTCATGCGATGCGGTTGCGCCAAGATCGTTGGGCGCTGGGGACGGCGCAGTCCCCCCAGATTCTGCAAGCAAAAGCACGTTGCCATTATCAATCAGGCGCAGGCCGGCACTGTCGGAAAAAAGCGACACGATGCTGCGGATGTTATCGCCCGTTGCGGCGAAGCCATCAAGCAGAGTTGGCGCGGCATCTGCAACGCCCTGCTCTGAAAGGTCAGACACAATCCGTCCAAGGGACACCGGCGTTTCATCGGCGAAGACTTCGAAGCTCAAGGACGGAATGCGATTGCCATAAGCCTCCAGCGCAAAGTCTTCGAACACAGCGTAGGCCGTGCCGCGATAGGCTGGCGTCGCGCCACTGGCTTCTGCCGCCACGATCAACGGATCAGCCGCTTGATCGTCGGTGCCTAAATGCAGTCGGAACTGGGTCGCCGTCTTGAAATCACCAGCTGCCCCGCGCAACAGCTTGCCATCGGCCCAGATGCGCCCGATCCGGAGAATCCGTCGTGCCGACAGGGCGACAGCAAAATTGGCGTGATAGGCATAAACGGTCGTCTTTGGCTGACCCTTGCCGCTCGACACTTTGCTGCGTGTCTCGACAAGGTCCGTCGCCCAGATGACCGTTCCCGCGACCCGAACTGCGCCAAACAGTTTGGGAATGGGGGAGCCGTAGGTGGAGGTTTGAACGGCAAGGTCAGACAGGCGCGGCCCCTGCCCGCCTTTGGGGCCAAACAGCTTGCGGTCAATCTGCTGACCCGCCGCCGCCCCGATCATCGCGCCCACCGGGCCACCGATCAGGCCGCCAACGACGGTCAATACAAGCGTTGCCATGGGATATTGTCCTTAAAGTAAATGCCACACCGACTGGATTGGCCAAGGCGGCGCGCCTGGCAGGTCAACCACACGGCGCAAGCGCGCATCGGCGTGGATCAGACCGTTCCCCGTCCAGATGCCCAGATGATGTTGTGCTGGACCGGCGGACAGGACCAGAGCGTCGCCCGCTTCCGCCCGCGACGATACAAGTACCAACCCTGCAGCGCGCATCTCAGCGGTAAAGTCACCGTCCCGCATCCCGCGCATGGCATATCCGGTCGGTATCCCGTCGATATCCAGAGCAAACGCCACAAGCCCCGCACAATCCAGCCCGCACTCCGGCGTGCGGCCATGCAGGCGGAATGGGACCCCGACGCAGGACCGCGCCCGCTGCAGACAGCGACGCCGCGCATCAGGAGGCATAGCGCGTCAGCAGATCATTGCCGGGCAGATGCGGCTCTCCCCGGAAATTCAGACTGTTGCCAAACCGGTCGCGGCAGGTTTCAAAACGCCGGTCGCAGCCTTGGGTGATCACGCACAGGTCGCCAATCTGCACTGGAAAATTCGGGATGGCGCGCAAATGAAGCGCGGTCCCGTCTGAACCATCGATCCAGCCGTCCAGCCCTGCATTCGCGCCGTTCAACCAGCGAATACGGCCATGCGCGAACAGACCCGCAGGAAAGGATGATAAGAATGAAAGGCTCGGCCCATTTGCGGACACAACGGCATGAATAGACGTGCGCGCCGCCATATCCACCCGGCACGCCTTGTCGCCCAATATAGCCCGGCACAAAGGCGATGTTTCGGGGGCCACTGGTCGTTCCAGAACTGCCGCAGGGCCAATCAGTTCGACCGAGAAGCGATCATCCTGAAACGAGACCGGGCCAAGTTCGCCCCGCAGCAGAAACAGCGGATCAGAACCGGGCGACGTCCAATCATGTGCGGAGAGTCGCACCTGCGTACCATCCCAGCGTCCTGCGCGCAAGTCTGCCGCGTCAATCGCGCTGCTCGACAAAGCACCGGCCAGATCAACGCCCGACGCATCCACCCCATCGCTGGTTTCAATGGCGGACGGCGACATGCCCGGAGTCGCGCGATAAAGCAGCCCATCAATCAGCAAGTCAGCATCATGGCTGGTAAAGCCAAGCCGCACCCCATCCCGCCGCGTCAGTCGCCAGCAAAAGGCAAGCGTTGTCAGATCCCGTTCAAACCAGCGCATACCTCACCCCTCACGGATTTCGATCAGCGGAACACTGCCTGCGTCACCTGCCGCCCAGATGACGGGGTCAATCGTCAGGCTATCCTCGGCAAATCGGACGGGCACGTCGAAGCGGAACCCCGCAGTCAGAATCGACCCGGCAGGAGGCGGCTGGTCAAAGGCGATGATGCCCGGTTCGATCAGGCTCCAGCCGGTCACTTGGGGCACGCCATCCAAGGCAACCATCACGCTGCCCGCTTCGGGCCGGGTGATGCGGCGGCGCTCCGCCTCGTCTCCTGCTCCATAGACTTTGACCAGGGCAAACTGCGTCGCCACGCCGTCGCCTACACCCAAGCGCTGGTCGGTTGCGGTTGGTGTTCCCACCATGCCGTTTGAGCTGTGATCGAGCGGATCACGAAAGCGGAACCCCTTGGCAGCACCCCGCCGCGCCCGGAAAAAGGCAATCAGCATTTGCAAATCCGCCTCTGACCGGACGCCCGGCCCGGCATCAAAGCGCATCCGGCCACTCGCCCAATCCATGTTGCGCTGTTCATGGCCGGACGCTGTCGTGACGATCTGCGTTGAAAAACCGGGGGAAACGCTCGCCTCCCGCCCGAGGGCGAGAGGGAACGACACATCGTCAAAAGCCTGCACATCATCCTCCGCTAGATCGATATGAGTGTATCCGTCGCGCAGCACCTGCGGCAGCGCCCACACATAAGTGGCCGCAACCCCACGCTGACGCGCGGCATCGGTCGCGGCGTCAATCGGTCGCCATTGGGCGCGATCAGCCTCAAGCAACAAAAAGCCGGAGAGATAATGCTGTTTGCTCACCGGATATCCCAGCCGCGCCTCGACCGCCGCAACGCCGCGCATCGTTGCGCCGACATTGCCCGTCGTCACCCAGTCATAATCTTCCAACTGCAACACATCGAACGCAGGCCACGCCCAGCCCATCGGCACATTGGCGCGCTTCGCATCCGGTGCTGCGGCGTCCAAAACCGTTGGCAGATAGACCAGGATCAGCGCTTCGCACGCCGGATTGTCCAGCCGCACTGCATTGACCAGTGCCGCCGTCGATCCCGACAATATGGCCCCGGCGGCATCAAGCAACGCCTTTTGCGCAGCCGTCAGCATCGTGGACCGAATCGTCGGAATCTCGACCGGACTGCCGCCGAATGCCGCTTTGGCCGCGTCGTCATAAAGGCATATCCGTCTGTCCGGCATCATCCACCACCAGGGCTCCCCCACCTGAAAGCGCGGAGCATGACCGGCCGCCGTGGCCAGCACCATGAACGCCCGCGCCACCGCCTGCAGATAGGCCATGGCGCCGCTGTGAGCTGGCGAAAGCAGCACAGATGGCGGGGACCATCCGGTTAGCGCGGGATCGCCATTCCACGCGCGCTGTTTCCAATCGTTCCAGCAGTGTGCGTCAAACAATTCGTAACTCAGTGAGACGATCAGACCATAGCCAAGCGCCTTGGCCCGTGTCGCAAAATCCGTGTGCCACGCCGAACAGGCAGAGTTGAGCGCGCCACCGGTCAGGCTCACATAATGGTCGCCGCCTGAGGGTTCGAGCCGGAAATAATGGCTCATCCCGACATAATGGTTGATCGCCCCGCGATAGCCGAGATGCAGCGCATTCCGCAGCAGTCGCGCGGGTGTAAGATGATAGCTGTCATCATAGCCCGTCGCGATGGACAGCCCGTGCTCCGGGACAATCGTGTCGCCAATGTCCAGCACGGAGCCAGAGCCATCGCATAGCATGTCGGTCAGCGTCACCCAGCCCGTGGCGGGCGTTGCAAGGTTCGCGTCCAGATTGGTGAAGCCCGTTGGAACGAGCGAGATAAACATCCGGTCAACATCACCCGCCCACACCGGGTCCGCGTCAGCAGGCAGCGCAAAGCCGCCTTGCATCGAGTCAAAATCCAGCGTCACAACCGCGTCGGTTGGTGTGCCGTCTGCATAGTTCCACAGCCGGACGAACCAGCTTTTTGCGACGCCATAAGCGTCACGCCCCTCAATCGTCAGCGTCGGACCGTTGATCGCGTCCAGCGGAAGCACGCCCGACGATTGCCAGCGGAAGCGAAGTTGCGTGTGCCGGAAATCGCGGTTTGTCTGATAGGCCAGAAGCGGATGATCATACCTGTCCTCAGCCTCCCAGATGAGGCCGCACAGATCATTCGCCTTGTAGAATGCCAGATCGACCCGCAGCGCATCGGGCGCGGTTGTGGTGACGGCGGCCATCATCGGGCGCGGAAAGTTGACGGTCCAGAAGCGCGGATCAAATCGCTTTATATGCGACGTCACCAACGCGTCACCGCGCTGTGCAAGCCAATAAGGCATGAGATTTTCCCCAAGAATGCGCACCGTATCTCCGTCATTCCCGCGAAGGCGGGAATCCAAGATCACAGTGGATGAGAGCGGCGATCAATCGATCCGCATGGTGTTCACGGATTCCCGCCTGCGCGGGAATGACGACAGAGGGTTGACGCGACTAACCTTGATTCAAAAGCGCGCCGCGCACTGCACGCGCGACTTGTCGTGAGGAGCGCGCGAGCATGTCGGGTGCGCTGCCTGCGGGCGCGTTGACGTTAATCGAGACACGGACATCGCGTGGCCCTCTGCCGCCCATGGTTGCGACCGATCCGCTCGACGTTGGCACGAACAACTCCGGCCCGCGTTCGCCCACGACATAGGCCCGCCCCGGCGAAACGGGTCCGCCCGTCGCCCGGCCCGGTGCGCCCAGAAAGGCCGACAGCAGAGAGACGCCGGCATTGATCCAGGCATTGCCACTGCTTTGCCCGCCGCCACCGCCAAGGCTGTTCAGACCCGTATTGATCGCGGCGGCCGCAATTTCGGACAGGACCGACAACGCCACACGCTTGAGATCATCAAAGCCGAATTTGCCAGTGCGGATCGCGCGGGCAAGGCTGGCTTCGATCATCTGACCGGCGCGGTCCACGCCAGCGCCCAGCGGACCTTCCAACTGCCCCCGCATTTCTGCCACATCGCGCGCGAATCCTTGCGTATCGGCGCGGACGGAAACGACCAGTTTTTCGATTTCCTCATCCATCGGGAAATTGCTCCTTCAATCGGGCGATAAGCGGACCATCGCCTGTAGCCTGCGTCTGTGGCGTCAACGCGGACAATATAGTGGCCAGTTCAGCCGGAGTTGCGCGCCAGAACTCATCCGGTCGCCAACCCAGCACCGCGCCTGCCAGTCCGGCAAGCCGGGTGGCGGCATCCGTGAAGCTATCGTCCACCCAGAATCTGCCCAAGCAGCGACTTGAGCGGAGGTGTCGCCGCCGCGAGACCAGCAGCAATGACAGCATCCCCAAGATCCGTCCGCAGCACACCGTCGCGCCGGTCGAGGCAGTGCCAGAACAGGGCCACCATTTCAGAGAGTTTGAGCTGCCCGGCGGCGGCACGTTCAACCAGCGCAAAGAGCGGACCCAATTCCTCCTCCGCCGCCACCAATGCCGCAAAGGTCGGTCGCAAGCGATGGCCGCAAATAAACGCCTCACCCCGCGCAGGGTTGGCAGCAACGCTCACAGCGACACCACAGGGCCAGAGCTTTCAAGCGCGAGCGTGTAGCTGCGCTCGCCATTGAAATCGCCCGCATAGTCAAGCCGGGCGACCAGGAATTTGCCGCGTAACCGCTCACCCGATTCAAAGCTCAACTCATAATCATCAAGCACGCCGGCAAGCGCGTTGGTCTTGATCCGCGTTTCTGCGGCCGATCCGGTAAAGACCCCGGCTCCGGACGCAGACACAGATCGAACCCCAGCGCCAGTCAATAATTCGCGCCATCCACCCGACCCTTTGTTGGTGATGACCACGCCTTCGCCATTGATGCTGAGTTGCGTCGTCCGCAACCCGGCGACCGTGGTGTAAACGGGCACAGCCTGCCCATCGCCGACCTTTAACAGGAAGGCGCTTCCTTTTTCTGCTGGCATTTCCAGTTTCTCCTTTTTCCCTGTCCCCGTGTGGGAAAGGGCAACAAAATCTCATTCCACCGCCATCACGCGCACGCGGTGTTCGATCAGCCCTGCCCAAGGCCCGGCGGCATCGCGCACGACCATGGAACGCAGGAAGACAAGGCTGACGATGTGCCATCCGTCGAGTGCGCGGGGCAAAGTGGCGATGATCGCTTCAACCTCATGCATCAGGCTGTGGAGCCGCGCAGGCTCCTCACCATCATCCCACACGGTCAGCGCAAGGCGAATTTCGCGACCCTTCTCGGTCTTGGTGCTCCAGTCTGACTGAGAACCATCAGACACGCTGATATAGGGAAAGGCGGCGCGCGGCGGCGGTCCGTCATACACGCCCGATATGGCGGCCATAATCGGCACGGAGGATTGCAGCGCGTCGATCACTGCCTCTTGCACGGCAAGGCTTGCGATGGTCATTGTCCGAAATTCCTCAAACGTGGATCATCCAGCCGACGGCGGCGCAAAGCCTTACCGGTCAGGATGATCCTGTGTTGCTGTGCGTCGATGCGCACGTCGCGCGGCAGGCGGGCGTCTGCGATCAAGCGCGCAATCACGCGCGCGACGACCGCCTCCCCGATTTCATCTGCCTTGGCCTTCAGTCCCGCCAGCATCACCGCACCTCCTGACACAGAAGCGACAGTCGCGATGGATCACGCGGATCACTCTCGACCCCGCGCACTGCCAGAAAGCGCCCGCGCCAGACCAACCGCGTGGCAAGGTCGATCCCGTCGCGCTTGCGCATCACCACCCGCCAACGCGGCAAGGCGGACAGCGCCTCCGCCTCGACCAGCCCCGCCGGGACAAGTGGCGTCACAGCAACCCAGGCCGCGCCGTCGTAAACATATTTGCCGGTCGCCCCGGCGCGGGCATCTCGCGCACTTGATCGCCGCTCGATGGTCACGCGTTCGCGCAAGGCCCCTGCGAATTCGCCCGTCACAGTCGCATCCTCCGCCAAGGGCGCAACAAGGCGGCAACAGCGGCGGGTGGCCCGAGATCATCTGGCGCATCGCGGTGCGCATGAAGATGCCCCATCAGCCGCAACACGCCGAGCCTGATCGGTTCGGGCAAGCTGTCCCAATCGCTGGCCATGCCTGCCTCGACCGTCACATCCACACGACCAGCCGCACCGGGCGTGATGATCCGCACCCAGCCATCGCCTGCGCCGTCAATGTCGAGCGCGTAGGCGTCGCTTGCCAGCGCAAAGGTTGCACCGTCCGCCGGGATGCCGACCACGCCTGTGATCGCCTGAACCGGCGTGACGCCCAACCTTTGCCAGGCCGTCGACGCACTCATCCGGTCAACTCCGGTGCGGCGCAAAAGGATCTGGTTCAGAAAGCCTTCCCCCAGCCGGACAGATGCGGCCATCAACGCGGCGATGCTGGCATCCTCTTCATCGTTTTCGATCCGCAAATAGGTTTTGGCCGCGTCAACGGCATCCGCCGAAATGACCGGCGGGGACAAGGTCAGCATGATGATTGGCTTTCAGATTAGGGCATGAAGGTAGGCCGCAGCCATGTCGCACCACAGTCAGGGCGCGACATAATATCCCGCTGTGACACGCCAGAGCACGCCGGTCGTGGCCGGGCAGATGATGGTCGTTGCAGTGTTCACACTCAACGCGGCGAGCGGGTAAGCGAAATCTTCCCGATAGCGCGCAACAGTGCCAAGCGCGGCGGCATCGGCTTCAAAGGTAAAGGCCATCGCCCCCGGCAAATTGGTGGTCGTCACCGTCACCGGCGTTGCACTCGCCGTCAGAACGGCTGCGGCGTAGCGATTGATCGCCAGATAGGTCACATAATGCCGCAGACCAGTGCCGGGCGCACCCAAAGACAATGTAACCGCCGCCCCGGACGCGCCAGTGTTCGTGCCAATCGTCGTTGTGACCATGCCCGACAGGCTCTGATCCGGCACGGCATTGGTCGCCGACAGAACAGCGGTTGCAGCACCACTCGTCCAGCTTGTGCAGCGCGCCCTTACAAGACGAAAGGCGTAGAGGGTGCCGATCCACACGCCCTGTCCCGCCCCGTTCAATGTCGCGACATAAGCAGGCGATGAATTGTTGAGCGGCCGGATCGGGATCAGGCTCCAGTTGATGCCATCCACACTGCCTTCCACCTGAATAGACAGGTTGTAGGTGCCGCGGAGATCAAGGCTGACCCCGGCACATCCATCGCAGGGTATGACAAGTTCGGCATTGATGCCGCCCAAGACCCCGGCGGCGTAAAGTGTTTCGCGCGGGTGCAACGTCCCGCTTGTCTGGTCTTTCGACAATTTGGCCATTAGGCAGCACTCCAGTTGAACAGGATCGCCCCGCTTTCGGGGCTGGAAAATGTGGTGGTGACCGTCATGCTGTTTGACCCCGCGACGGCACTGACCGTGACGAGCGACAGCATGTCGGGCGGGGTATCGGCTGAGTCAGAAACGGGCGCTGGCATGAGGAACAGGCGGTGCGTCGGGATCACGCCCGCAGCAGCCACCGTTTCTTCCCAATCCAGCACACCCGCCCCTCCGGGCAGGGAGAGCGTAATGCTCCCCGACATAACGCCCGGCCCGGCTGGCCCCGGCGGACCGATCAGCGTTGGAAGCGCCGCGCCGTCTTTTGCCGCCAGCGCCGCAAGCACACGCGCATCCGGCCCACGCCATTGCAGGGTCAGCGGCGTCGCAGGTTGTCGCCATTGCAGTTCCATCACGACGTCACCGATGGCCGGATGCGGATGGCGACGCTGTCCGTCACCACCACCCCGCCTGCCACTTCCAGCCGCGCATCCGCCAGATAAGCGCCGGGCGGCAGGCTGGCCGATGTCGCCGCCGGAATTGTCAGCGTCCAGCCCGCCGGGATGTCGCCAGCCGCTGCACGCGCGGTGACAACAAAGCTCGCCGCAACCGGTGTGCCATCGGCAATATTGGTCCGCCCGGGCAGCACCGCCTTCATCGCCGCGCTGATCGCGGTCACGCCCAGCGGATCACCCGACACAGCATCAAGCGCGAGGGAGATCGTCTCCCCCCGCTGGTAGGAAAATGGGGTCATGTCATGTCTCCCCCCTCCCGCTAAGCGCCGCTCAACGGGAGGGGTTATTGCGTTCAGGTTGCGGAGAATTTCAGCAGCTTGATCGCTTCGGAATTGGACACGCAGCCACCGATCCGCTTGGTCGCATAAAAGCCCACATAGGGCTTGTTGCTATACGGATCGCGCAGGATGCTGGTGTCGGTGCGTTCCGCAATCAGATAGCCCGCGCGGAAATTGCCGAACGCAATCGACAGGCTGTTCCCGGCAATGTCGGGCATATCCTCCGCCTCGATCACCGGATACCCCAGCAGCGTGTCGGGCTGTCCGGCAGACAGACTTGGCTGCCAGATGAACGCGCCGTCGCTGGTCTTGAACTTGCGCACCGTGGCGAGTGTCGAGGCATTCATCACCCAGCTTGCCCCCTGCCGGTACGGCGCACGCAGGGTGTGGACAAAGTCCATCAGTTTGTCCTGCGGGTTGGC